GTTGTCCACCCATTCGTCGAGTGTACCGGAGCGTCCGAAGTCGGTGCGTATGTCGTCGGGTACGCTGTCCTCGCACAGCACCGCAGTCTCACCCTTTTCGGTAATCATTTTGGTGCCTATGACGAAACCTGTGCGGTCAGGCAACCAGCCAAACTGTTTGTATGTCTTGGTCTCAATGCGCCACTTCTGTAGCTCTTCGATAATGGTAACTGTAAACTCTGCCATATCGGCCCTCGCGTTTCTAATGGGGTGAAGAAAGACTTCGTGGCTAGCCAGTGTTTTAGCCATCAAGTCGGTGGATGCTAGTTCGTGCATGGGCATGAAAAACTCACGCCAGCTGCCGTTCTTCTCAAGCGCCTTCCAGTGCACTACCCACGTACCTTCGCTGTCTCGGATGCGGTTAATTGGGTAGATGCAGGTACGACAGAAAGGTCGCCATGTAGTAAGGCCGTCGGTGTCGGTGTGTGACCGGCTCAACGAACCGCCGTTCCAACGAAAGCCCGTAGGCCAGTGGGGGATTGGTTTGCCATCAACGATAGGGACATTAGAACCCGCCGCTACAGCGGTCACTTCGTCGTCGTCGACGGCGGGAGCAATACCAGGAGGCGCGAAACCCTTTTCCCGTGCACCGTCAATCATTACCTGAACTTCGTGCTGCGTCTGCTGGTCGGTGTAGCCTTCTAGTGTGTACTGCGCGGCTAGTGCTTGGATTTCTGCGTCGTTGTTGCCCTTGGATACCCAACTGCCTATCAGCCTAAGCATGTTGTCGTGCCAGTCTTCACCGCTCATCGCGGCCTTAGCAACAGCCCCACGATCTAACGCAGGCTTGTAGTCGTCGTTGCCGTCGTCTTGCCCAAAGTACATTTTGGCTGGGTTTGCTTCTATGTAGCTGTCGAGGGCCGTACGAATTTTATCTACCGCGTAAGTCTTGCCCTGCTTGACGAGCTTCACTGGTAACGGCTTGCCATATTTGGGCTTGTAATTGTGTGTGCCGGGCGCACGTAGAACACGTGCGGAATCTGTGTCGCACGCCCTGTCAACTTTTAACTCTAGGTGTTTGGTAACGGTCCGCTTTAGCTCGGACAATTCGTTCCACGTATTCTCGTCGATGTCGTCGTCCAGATGGTAGTACACATGGAAGCCGCCGCCTGAGTCAACGATTGTGGGGGAAAGCTGTAGAGCCTTTGACAACTTAATGATGTCGCGCAGGGCTTCGGGCTTGTCTTGGTAGTGGCCGTCGGTTCCCGGCTTAACGTCGTAGTCGTCGAATATAGCGCGGCAGGCCGCTACGTTACCCTGCTTGCGGGACGTAGATTTAAAACGGTTGACGGACATGTACACATTTGTCTTGCCGGTCTTGTCGGCTTCGAGCATGGCATCGGCTGCGTCGTCGATGGTGAGGTGTTCTACTTGTTTCCAGCCCCCGCTGATAGGTTCAAGGCCAAGGACAATAACCCCCTTGTGTGGCAGCAGCCACTTGAGGAACTCTCGTGTCTCCATAATCCACTCACTTTATATGTTTAGGTGTTAACAGGTGGGCGGCGGAACAGTTCTACAAAACCCCGCCGCCCGTTCGACTTACTGATCGGAGAACATCAGTCGTCGAAATCGAGGTTGGCTAACGCCGCGTCGATGTCATTGAAGTCATCCACAGTAGCTGTTTCAGCCTTAGCTTCCCCACCAGCCGGTCCCGTCTTAGGGGCTGGAGCCGTTACCGGCGCAGGGTCACTTTCGGTAGTGTCACCGAAGCTGCTAGTGAAATCGTCGCCGTTCGCTTTGGCGTCGAAGCCGTCCTCGATTTTGGCAAACGGTGATGACGCGGATTCTTGCATCTCCACCAGCTTGACCACTTGCACCGCTTTGAGCCGAAGTGACACGCCGTTCTCACGCATGGAGTACGGTACGAGAGCGACCTCAGAGTTTACGGTGCTGCCCGTAGTAAGACGGAAGTCTTTGGGCAGTGGGTTGTTACGGGCGTCGAACTGACGCGGGGGCTTAGTAACCTCGCCGTTGTACATGCCCTTGAGCACAGCCTTGGCGACGAACAGGCCAGCTTCGTCTTTCGTGAAGACGTCCTTTGCCGCTGGCATTTCAGGCCAGTTGGCAGCTTTCCTATCGCCGTAGGCCGCTGTCATAGCTGCGTAAAGCTGCGCTGCTTTTTCTTTGCTCATACGAAACGACATTTCGTACTTAGCGTTGTCGTCCTGCGGCTCACAGGGAACCGAGCGACCCTTGTCGCCAGCGGTGTTGTCGAAACGATAGCAACCGTTCAAACGTGGGTGCAAGGCTTCTACGTCTTGCAGGATAAAAGTGGGATTGGCTCCAGCCATTTTAATCTCCTAAGATTGTTATTGTGTGTAACCGTCCACTGCCGCAAACGGAGATACCGCTTGCATGGACGCTTGGGTTAAGGTGTCTAGTTCGTCACCGCTCAAGAAACGGATGACCCTAAACACTAGCGAGGATCGGCGTTCTTCGTGCACCACGTCGATCTTTGTGACCACACGATTTAACGCTTCACCTCGGCTAGTTACTTGCTTCTCATAGTCGCGGAACGACCGCAGAGAAGCCGCGGAAACACGCAACGACATGGCATCGTCTGGGCTATCGGCTTGACGCAGAGTAAGTTGGTTGAACTCTGCGCAGGCTTTGCCCCGCTTGCCGTTGGGTGTAATTCTTGAACCCCACTGGTTGTTGAAACAAACAGCGCATTTCTTTGCTTGGGGCTTGGTACTTGCAGCAGCAGGGGCCACACCTTCGTCGGAGTGACACACCAGCTTGCCGTCGTTGTTGTAGTAGGTGCGTACGCTGCACATGGTCGACATTATCACTGCCTCCACTGGCAACTCTTCTAGGGTAAGCATTACTTGCGCCTGAAATTCACAACTTGCGCTTCGCTCCAGTTCACACCCGGGGGCAGATCGTCGTGGACGTCACGGTATTGCTGAATTGCGCCTTTGCTTACGCGGCGTTCCAACAGTTCCCACGCGTCCTGTCTTATGACGTGGTCGAGTACAGCTTCCCAATCTGCTACGGTAGCAGACGAACGTGTTGACCTGTAAGCAGTACCGAACTCGCGGGACGATACATTGTCTATGCCACGCTCGTTGAACCGACGAAGGAACTCAGTCTCAATACGGTTCTGCTTGTCCTTGTCACCAGCGTCGTCTGCGTCGTAGTCTGCTTTACGTTGGGAACGCTTGTCGCGTAGTCCAATAAATATTTTAAGCAGTGATACGTCTTCCAATTCTGCTATTTTTGCCATCGTCGCTCTCCTTTTTGGCGCTTATCCAGTTATCAATTTCTGCTTCGTCCCAGCGTAAAACTTTCTGTGTGAGCCTTATCGGTTGGGGGAAACTGTCTTCCCGTCGTCGTAGATGTTGAAGCGCTGGTTTAGTCATATTCAGCTTCAACAAAACTTCATCGTGTTTAAGCAATGTCATTCGGGGGTGCGCCTTCTATCTGTATACATGTAAACACATTAGAACGCAGGCGAAAGCAGGTCAAGGCACTTCACGCAAGTAATGGTTGCCTGTGTGCTTTTACTTCATCCAGCAATGCCCCTTGCATCTTTTGCTTTTTGCGCAGCCTCGCATAGATACGTGACTCCACGGGTGTACCTTCCAACAATATTATAAAGTTATTCATCTTCTGACCGGGACGGTTGATACGACCGTTGGCCTGTTCGAAGACTTCGTTCGACGTGATGCAGCTGTACCAGACGATCGTGCTGGCGGCGGTCAACGTCAAGCCGTGGGACATAGCAGCGGGTTGTGCTACCAGAACCTTGGGGTCTTTTGTTTTCTGGAACGCTGAGAATATCCTGTCGCGCTCGGACTTGCTTACGCCACCGTGAATAACTTCGACCGAGAAGTCTTTGCTCAACTCAGCAGCCAACATCTTAACACTGGACACGTACGGGACGAACACGATCACCTTGCCCTCGGCGGCTTCTACGATTGCTTTTGTTTCGTCGATGCGCGGCGTGGATGGAATGGTTACTTCGCTACCGTCGTCAGCGTAGACTACACCGCAGGCGATCTGCACTAGCTTGCCCATCTTGACGGCTTCGTTAACCGCAGTGATGTCACCGTTGTCGGCGGCGGTGCGTAGCCTTGTCAGCATTTCTTTGTACGCTTTGCCCTGCTCTTTGGTCAGCGGCACGGCTCTGGTTTCGAACATGATAGGTGGCAGGTCTAGGCACTCGTCGCGGGTAAACCGTACAGCAGGCTGCATGATCTTACGAACCGTGTCGGTGGCGTCGGACTTGGGTAGCCACTTAAACTGTGTGATCTGGCGCATGACAGTGGCTTTGAAGCGTCCGAAATATGGAGGGACTTGTTCGGGTACTAGCAAGCGGCACTGCGCCCAAGCGTCGGTCGGTGCGTTCGGTGTCGGCGTACCTGACATGCCCCAGCAAGCCCGTGGCTTTTTGTGTTTGTTGACGACAGAGTTGATAACTTTCCACTTGGTCGTGCCAGCATTACGGGCGCACTGCGCTATCTCGTCGACGATTACCAAGTCGATGTCGGTGCGGTCTTTGAGGTGCGGTTCGATGATGCCCACGCCATCATGGTTTACAATGTAAACGTCAAAGTCTTCGTTGAGCAAAGCGATACGTCGTTTCTTTGTACCGTGCAGAACACCAAACGTCAGGTGCGGGAAGTGGTTAAACAGCTCGTCGGCCCAGGTGCGTTCGAGGGTCGACAACGGCGAAATTACTAGCACCTTGTTCATCTGACCTATGCTGCGCAGGTAGTCGTACGCCCACAGTGATGCCAGTGATTTACCTGTGCCTAGTTCGCTGAGGTTAAACGCACGCTTGTTCATGGACAGGAACGCAGCAGCTTCTTTCTGCGCGTGAAACGGTTTATACCGCCCGGGCCAGTCGTAGTATGTGCGGATCGGTGCAGGGGCGTTAAAGCCAAGGCTACGCAGTAGTATGGTCTCGTCGGTGCGGTGGGGTACTGCCACCAACGGTGCGCCTTTTACGCTAAACGAACGGGCGCTTGGCATTACGCTCAGTAGTTTGTCAGGGTTGCGCGTCTTGACTATTAGAGCTTTTTTGTCTGCCATTACCAACATGCTGTTCTTCCTCATCTATCTGTCTGATGCGTTCATCGCAGATGTGTTTGATCTTCTCGTAGTCTAGTCGGCGTTCGCCCTTGTCGCGTAAGATGCGCTTAACGATGTCTGCATCCCAAGCATTGAGCTTGTATTCGTACCAAATGTCCCAAGGCTGAATGGTACGTTTGGAGTAGTCGGAGTGTCCGACGTTGTATTCACGCGGGTTCATGTCTTGCCCTTCGTGTACATGCCGGGTTTTTTACCGCGCCAACCTTTGTTGGTCTTGGCGCTAACGACGCGACGGTTTGACTTTTCGTTGCTACCGCCAGCATCGAGGGGGGTCTTGTGGTCGACGTGTTTGCCGTCGCCCTTCTTTACTTTGCCTGCCGCCATAGCTTGGCGACGTGCTTTGTTTTGTTCGACGCGCTTGTCCATAACGTCTTTACGGGCGTTATATTTCTTTTTCGTCGCCAACTCCTGCTTCGATGATTTTGTCACGTATAGCCTCCTTCACTTGGTCTACGTTGTCTACCACACGTGCTAACCCGTAAGCACGTGAAATGTCGTCTATCTCACGTTGTTGGTTAGCTGTGACGTTCTTTATTTTGCCGGGGGCTTTAGTTTCGAAGGCCATAAACAAGCCAAGGTAACACACCAATATATCGGGGCATCCTACACGGCCCATACCGTTAGACACAGGCATGTAATACCATGCACCGATTGATTGTAAGTATTCCTTGACTTGTTTTTTAACTTTGCCCTCAGGTGTCATCGCCATAAAGATCGTCGCTTTCGTATCGTTCTACAAAACTTTCTAGTCTATGCAGCAACTCATTTTCTAACTGCGTTAGCTTCTTTTGGGTGAAGCCATGTATAACCAACTCTTCCGGTGTCATGCCCGAAAGTTCTTCTTCTTCTGGTTCGCTCACTATATCTCCAAATCACATCGGCCCCTATAGTCTCCGATTTTCTGCGTCTCATTGACCACAGTATTCACATAGCGAACGCCCAACGGGGCACCAGTTTTTGCAAAGTCCTGACGGCTTAGGCATCCACTTATCTTCGGTGCTAGCGATGGCTAGCCTACTTAGACGTGGCATGAACTCGTTCCAAATTTCAGGTAAGTGTTTACGTGTAAACTTCTCCTTTTCAAACTTCTTCGGCTTTAAAAATATAAAACCAGTAACGACGTTGTTTACCCAAGGGTACTTAGCAAAAGCCAGCGCAGCAAAGAGCTTTAGCTGGTCGGAATCAGGGCGGTGTTTGCCCGTCTTCCAGTCGAGTAAGTATGCAGTTTCTGAGCCAACCACACCTATGTCAATGATTCCCCGTACCCAGACGTCTTTGGCCATCCAAGTAGTAGGGCGAAAGTCTTTCGTCAGTGCGACACGTTCTTCGACAACGCGCTTACCTTCGTACGATTGTATCTTCTTAACGTAGCGACCGTACTCTTCCATCTCAGCTGGTAACGGCTGCTTGCCTAGGGCGAACAGTTCAAGTGCTTTGTGGACTTTGTTGCCCCAGCGTGTGGCTTCTGTTGGTCTCTCGACGACCTGCTTAGTCACCCTTGTAAGCTGGTAACGCTTTGGGCAAGTCTCGAAAGCAGTTAGTGCTGAGTAAGACCACGGTTTAGTTAGTTCCACTTAGGTATTTCCCTTCGCTCGTATATCTCGGTGTCGACAACGTCCCAAAACTCGGCCAGTATTTCGGCTCTTGTCTCGGTGTCTATTCGCTGCTCTCCAGACTTTCTGCGGTAGTCGTCTAAGTGAGCAAGACGGCGTTTAGCCCATCCATGTTCTAGGTCCGCCACCCACTTCAGTCGGGTGTGGTAGTCTGTTTCGCCGTATAGTCCTTCTGCGGCCTTGATGGCTCTGTTGGACCGTTCCCGACGCAGCTGCTGAATGAACCTGCCGTTAACTTTGCGCATCACTGTTTGTACTTGCTCCCACGCAGCGTCTTCTTTGCTAAATTGGTCGCGCAGTGTTGTGATGTAGGCGATAAACCCTTCTGTATTTCTAGCATATGTTTCGATCAAAGGGGTCAAAAACTTATGCGCTTTGGGCAGTAAAAGTTCGTCTGGTCCTGCCGCGTAAGTCTGCATGTGTTTGTCCGCTGTCGTTAACCATTTTGCGACTGCCTTGGGGTTCGATAAGAAGAACTCCGTACAATCAGTTGTAGTGTCGTGCATGTCTTATTTTCCACTCGGTGCATCCACTAGATGATAACGAACAGCCATCATTCACTGGAATTGGCAGGTTTGCGAACGCTGTCTCTGTGCGCTCTACGAATTTACCAATGATTGTTTTCGGTGGGCCTGCTGGTCCGTTAGCCCAGACAGTTGTTGCGCCCGATGCTGCTACTGATGGCGTGCTGAGCGATGCAGATGCCAACATTTTTTGCAGTGCTTTATTGGATGCTGATCCTGACCGCGCACCACACAACCTATAAACCACGTTTCTTTTTTCGGTTGGGAATGGTGATACTTTACTTGTTTGCATACTGATAAATCTCCCAAGTATTATCTGTTTACACGTAAGTAGCACCATATGAACGCATGTGCAACCATGTGAACACATTATTTTGCCTCACCATAGCTTTCGGCTATATCACCCTCTGACCATGTAATGAGTTCGGGCCACCAACATGGGGGTGTACGCATGATGTCTTGTACTACATCTAGTACCATTTTAGCATCTACTTCTGGCACCACGTAAACGAGTTCGTCGTGTACCATCAGCGCGGGGTTGATACCCAACACCTTCTGAACCTCCAGTGCGTTGTCCGCAATTACACAGCGTGCAAGATGTTGGACAATGTTTTCGTCGATCTTACCTGCGTAGATACGCGCCTTGTGGCGACCCGTGCCGTACCAAAATTCCTTGCGGTTGTCGTCGGGGTCTTCGTTGTCTTCCTCGCGCAAGTCAGGGTAGCGGATCACACCCTTGGGTGTTTGCAGACCTTCGGCTATCGGGAACACCATACCCCACGGGTCAACAGCTTTACCTGTGTTGCCGTTCATTATGGGGGTTAGTGCTTTGTGGCATGTTCTCCAGCCCTTGACGATCTCGGGGTAAGCAGACCGCCATGTATCGACGATGTCACGGCTCTCGTCCTCGGTGATGTCTACACCGCCCATGAGTTTAGCAACCTTCTGAAACGTGAGGTGGCCAGCACCAAAGCCCAGACCTAGGTGCGCGACCTTACCGACCTGCCGTTTGTCCTTGGGGAAGTCCTTGTCAGCTACTTCTGGTCCAATACCGTAAAGCTGACGAGCGAAGTCGATATAAAGGTCAGCACCGCCGGGGTCTGCACGGAACAGTTTAGTGCTGGATGACACGTCCCACAGGAAGTGGTTAACTCGCAATTCAATACCGGATAAGTCGGCGACGACGACCATATGTCCGGGGGGTGCCACCAACGACTTTCGCAGAGCGTCAGATGGTTTGGGGCTTTTAGGGTTTACCCGTGGCAGGTTCTGAGGGTTGTAGCCCCAGCCAGACCAACGGCCTGTCGTGTCTGCCCCGTAGTATCTCAGGGGAATCGGCACCTTGTCGTCAGGGTGCGCACCGGCAGCGTCGAGAAAAGACTGGATGCGCGTCTGTAGTATCGTCGACTTCGCGTCGAGCCTGGCAGCTGCTGCGGTGGCGACGAGTGGATTGGGGTGCGTTTGTAGTGCTAAAAAATCTTCATCGGTCTTAGCCAGCGCTGGTATTTGTTTTAATGGGTCGGACGGGGAGACTTTCATTGGCACAGGTACGCCTAAAGATTTCAAGAGCTTTTGGAACTTGGCCGATGACGACAGTAGTGCAAGCACTTCGCTTTCTTCCAGATCAACGTAGGTATCGTACTCGCCCCCATGGATACGGTTTGCTACGTGCAACGACGTGGTAGAAGTAAGCACGCGGCCCAGCTGCAAAAGAACGGCTTCCTTGCGTGCATCCTCATCTGCCAACGTGTTAACAAGCAGGTAGTAGTCAACGTCAAACTGGGGTTCGATAAGCATACGGATGGTCATGTCGATCAGCTTGAGTTCGGCGGCATTTGTCTGCGGCATGAGTCGTCTTAATAACCCGTAGCACTGGTCAACGTCGGCGGCGTTGTACACCCGCATCTTTTTGATCTCGTCGTCAGTGAAGTCGACTAAGCGTCTACCCTTGGTGTCGTCCAGCACTGTTTTATCTTTGACGCCCAGCTCGTAGTGAGCGACCAGCTTGGCCAGCGACAGGCCCACGTCCTTAGCGTGGATAGGCCGAGCCATAGCCAGAGTGCAGCCCCAGAACAACGGCTTGATGCCAAGACGCCATGACAGGATCATGCTGTCGAAGCCCGACAGGTTGTGACCGACAACCCAATACTGTGACCAGTCGATCTTGGTGCAGTAGTCTTTGACTGCCTGCTCACCGAATATGACCACAGTAGGGTCGTTGCCAAACTTGAACGCGCAGCTGATGATCTCGGTGTCAGGGTGCATACAGTATGCGATAGGCGACATCTTGGTAAGGCTGTGACCAACAGCCCAGTATGTTTCTAGGTCAACGGTTGCTATTTTCATTCGGCGATTTCCTCTTCTACCGACAGCCGCATAATCCGTGCAAACAATGTCGGGTCATCCAGCGTCATTTTGCGCGGGTCACAGAAGGTATAAGTGCTGCACATTCCAAAGTATGCGTTACCGTGCTTCAGCCCTTCGTCGATTGCGGACTTGGCTTTTATTTCCTCTTTCCCGTACTCAAAGCTGTTGAGGTAAACGAGTTTAGTGATTTGGTCGGCGTCAACGTGGGCAATCGCCCAGCCAGCGCCATGATACAATTCAGCCTCGGCGTCATTGAGCGATATAAAGTCGCAAGCCGAGCCGTGTTCTAAACGTGATTTAATCATTGGTCTGCTCCTTTAAGTTAATGATTTTTCTCATTGCTCCTTCAAGCTCACTAAATTCGCCATGCGTTGAATTTATAAAATCATCAGGTAAAGTCTGGTGATGACCCGCAATATATGATGTTGCTCCACCGTAAGTGCCTCCTAAGCAGACTTGCACATAAAAAGCCTCATCATCAATCAGATAGTATGCACTATCCTCGACAGAAAGGTTTTCACTGGCCTCGAACCGAAATAACTCGTCCACATTGTTTTTTACTTCGTTAAGCGACATTGGCTTGCTCCCTTTTGTTTTATTGTGGTCGTTAATGTGCTTACGAGTCAACGGTTGCTATCTTCATGCTTCCTCCCCTTCAATGTAGTGTGGCTCACTCCCGTCGTACGACCAGCCTTGAATCCAGCAGTAAACGTCGGGGTGCATTAAAGCCGATACTTTGTTGTTAGCCATGGTTTTGTCGGAAAAGACTTCCCAGTGATCGACGTCACCGTGTTCTTCGGTGCGTGTCATCCATGCGACTATATACATTCCCCTCTTCATAAATCCCATCCCTCTTCGGCAGTAACTTCACCGAAGTAGTCGCCATCGTAGCTTTTGACGTAGGTGTCTTCGTCGCCGTTAATTACAGCGTCTATCGCTTTGTCTTCGTCGACAGCTTCAACTTGATGTACTTCATCTATCGAATAGCTTCTTAGTACTGTGTACTTTTTCATGCTTCCTCTCCTCTGTTAAAATGCGCGGCCTCAGGCCCAAAGGATCAAACTAGAAAAAAACCTTTGCCGCGCTGTCGGTGTTTTTGTGTTGCCCACCGCCGACTGGGGCGGGGTGCCTACTTGGCTATTTTGCCTGAGCTGCTGTCCTTGAATTTGATCTGATACCGTGCGCATCTCTGCATGACGGTTTCCACCGGTGTAGCTGTGAACCGTGCGGCCTCAGCAATTGAGTAGCCTTGCTGCGCCAGACGCAGAAGTTCTTTCGCTGGCTTGGATCGACTGATCTCGGACATACGAGGCAGGCCGGTGCTATTCCCCGGCCCCTGTGCCACCCCGTAGTTAGGGGATCGACCGCCCCACTGCACCTCCAACATCCGCTGGTTTTCGATCTTGGCTAGCTCTTTCCACTTGTCGAGTAGTGTAGTCATCTTACCCCCACACAATTATGGCTGTGATAGCGACGATCGCTAAGATAATCGTAGGCGTCCACGTGCCTTCGCGCTGAACCTCAGGCGTTGAAGTCGTTGCCATACCCGCTAATCTCATGGCGTTCTCTACCCCTGCATGTTCAAGGTACGTGGTTGGTTCTTTTGTCGGTGGAGGTGTTGACACGTTAGCAGCTTTAGCCTCAGCTTCAAAGACTTCACGCGGGGTGCCGATGCTATTCATTAGCCTATACACTTGGCTCATAGATACGCCTGTGGCTCTGACCACCTCCATCGGCTTGGCTGTGCGGTTCTCGAGCAGGTAGTTCCACACCAGCTGGCTTTTAGGATTTGTCGCTGACCACTTTTTCCGCTTGCGGTTTTTTGTGTTATAGGCACGCACCGGCGTGGTGAGCGCCGAGTGAAAATCCCAGCCCTTAGAGAGCCGTGTATGCACTGTCCGTGGGTTAATGCCGTGCAACTTAGCTTGGCTGGTTACTTGTCCATGCTGTCTCATTTGTAATCTCCTATGCTGCGTTTGATCGGGACATAC